CGAGCGCGACTTGAAGAAAGGTACGCGTTACTGGGCAGCGGAAGGTAAGCTCTGGTCGGAAGAGAATCCCGACAGCTACGCGGGTGTCCACAACCACGATGGCATGATGCTGATCTTCGACGAAGCGTCCGGTATCCCCGACGCCATCTGGTCGGTCGGTGCGGGCTTCTTTACGGAACCCATCCTTGACCGGTACTGGTTCGCGTTCAGTAACCCCCGGCGTAATCAAGGCTATTTCTACGAGTGCTTCCACGCCAAGCGGGCCTTCTGGCACACGGAGAATATTGACTCGCGAACGGTCGAAGACACGGACAAGCAGATATATGAGCAGATCATTGCGGAGTATGGCGAGGATTCGCCACAGGCTAGGGTTGAGGTCTACGGTGAATTCCCATCGGCTGGCGAAGATCAGTTTATTGGTGCGTCTGCTGTCGACGACGCCGCCAATCGGCCAAAATACAAGGACGAGACGGCGCCAATTGTTGTCGGCGTTGACCCAGCTAGAGGCGGCGCGGACGCGACCGTCATCGTCGTTCGACAAGGACGGGACCTGGTAGCGATCAAGCGCTACCACGGCGAGGACACCATGACGACCGTCGGTCGGGTGATCGACGCGATCGAGGAGTACCGCCCGGCGCTGACCATCATCGACGAAGGTGGTCTAGGCTACGGGGTACTTGACAGGCTAAAAGAACAGCGATACAAGGTGCGTGGAGTGAACTTCGGATGGAAGTCGAGCAAGCCCGTCATGTGGGGCAACAAGCGTGCTGAGATGTGGGGTGCGATGAAGGATTGGCTAAAGACAGCCAGCATCCCCAACGACCGGCAGCTAAAAGCCGACCTGACCGGCCCGATGAAGAAACCCGACTCGTCGGGGACGATCTATCTGGAAGGCAAGAAAGAGATGAAGTCGCGGGGGCTCGCGTCACCGGACGCAGCTGACGCGCTGGCAGTGACGTTCGCGTTCCCGGTAGCAAGCCGCGAATCGGGGTACGAGCGGGCAACGAAGCGCAGCGATGGGTACCAGCAGCGAGCAGTCGCTGCAACTGGTTGGATGGGGGCGTGATGGCAACGAAAAAAGGCGTGTCGTTAAGCGTTGGCCGGGGCGAGAAGCTGCCGGTCTCCAAGGGCGCCGGCCTGACAGCCAAGGGGCGGGAGAAGTACAACCGCGAGACAGGCTCGAACTTGAAGGCACCGGCACCGCACCCGAAGACGAAGGCTGATGAAGGACGCAAAAAGTCGTTCTGCGCCAGAATGGGTGCCGTAGCAGCGAAAGCAAAGGACGGCGAACGCGCGAAAGCGTCACTTAAACGATGGAAGTGCTGATTATGGCGACTAAACCAGGGCTATACGCGAACATTCACGCTAAACGCGAGCGGATTAAGGCCGGATCGGGCGAAAAAATGCGCAAACCCGGCTCGCCTGGCGCGCCGACCAGCAAAGACTTCAAGCAATCGGCCAAAACGGCTAAAAAGGGGAAGTAAAATGCCGCTCGTTAAGTCCGCAAGCAAGGAAGCCTTTCGTAAAAACGTCAAGGCCGAGGTAAAATCGGGCAAACCGGTCAAACAGGCCGTGGCCATTGCGTATGCGACCAAGCGCGCAGCCGCCAAACCAGCGAAAAAGATGAAGTAAATGGACTATACCGGCATAAATAAGGCAGCAAAAGTCGCCGATATCGGTGGAAATCCACCGCCCGACGACATCAAAAAAGACACACAGGATGTGTTGTCGACCATGCGAAAGCGCCTGCAAATGGCGATTTCTGCGCTGTCTGAGAGCCGGGAAGACGAACTAGACGACCTGCGCTTCTATGCAGGCTCGCCGGACAATCACTGGCAGTGGCCGGCAGACGTTTTGGCCACCCGTGGTGCAGTGCAAGGCCAGACGATCAACGCTCGTCCGACACTGACGATCAACAAGCTGCCGCAACATGTCCGACAAGTCACGAACGACCAAAGACAAAACCGTCCGAGCGGCAAAGTTATACCCGCTGACGACAACGCCGACCCCGAAGTCGCCGAAATCTACAACGGCATGGTCAGGCACATCGAGTACATCTCGGACGCCGACGTTGCCTACGACACCGCCTGCGAGAACCAAGTAAGTTACGGCGAAGGTTACATCCGCATTCTGACCGAGTACTGCGACGACGACACCTTCGATCAGGACATCAAGATCGCACGAGTACGTAACTCGTTTTCGGTCTACATGGATCCGACCATCCAAGACCCCTGCGGCGCAGATGCTAAGTGGTGCTTCATTACCGAAGACCTGCAGCGCGCTGAATACGAGCGCATGTTCCCCAACGCAAGCCCCATCTCGACCTTGCAGGCGCAGGGTGTGGGCGACCAATCGATTTCGGTCTGGATCAACCAAGACACCGTGCGTATCGCCGAGTATTACTACGTCGAGTATGACAACGCGACACTGAACCTGTACCCCGGCAACGTGACGGCTTTTGAAGGTTCGCCCGAAGCTCGCCAGATGAAGCAGATGGGTGTCAAGCCTGTGCGTAAGCGTCAGGTACACGCCAAGCGGGTCAAGTGGTGCAAGACCAACGGCTACGAGATGTTGGAAGAGCAGGATTGGGTTGGCAAGTGGATACCGGTCGTGCGCGTCATTGGTAACGAGTTTGAAGTCGACGGCAAGCTGTACGTGTCGGGTCTGGTGCGTAACGCTAAAGACGCCCAGCGCATGTACAACTACTGGACGAGCCAAGAGGCCGAGATGCTGGCCTTGGCGCCCAAAGCGCCGTTCATTGGTTACGGTGGCCAGTTTGAAGGCTACGAGATGCAGTGGAAGACGGCCAACACGCAGAACTGGCCGTATCTGGAGGTCAACCCGGATGTTACAGACGGCTCTGGGGCTGTCCTGCCGCTGCCACAACGTGCTGCCCCACCACTGCCGCAGACTGGTCTGATTCAGGCCAAGATGGGTGCCTCGGACGACATCAAGTCGACCACAGGGCAGTACGACACTAGCTTGGGAGCGACATCGAATGAGCGTTCGGGCAAGGCGATTCTGGCGCGCGAGCGTCAGTCTGACACTGGCACTTATCATTACGTGGACAATCTGGCACGGGCTATTAGGCACGTCACTCGCCAGATTGTTGACCTGATCCCGAAGATTTACGACACCCAGCGGGTTGCTCGCATCATTGGCGTGGATGGCGACACCGACATGGTCAAGCTCGACCCCACCCAGCCGATGCCGGTCAAGAAGATCGTGGATCAGAACAACATCGAGATCGACAAGATATACAACCCCGGCGTAGGTAAGTACGACGTTGTGGTTACTACCGGCCCGTCCTACATGACCAAGCGTCAGGAGGCACTGGACGCGATGGGCATGATCTTACAAAGCAACCCGCAGCTCTGGCAAGTCGCCGGCGATTTGTTCATCAAGAACATGGATTGGCCAGGCGCACAAGAAATGGCCGAGCGGTTTGCTCGCGTCATCGACCCGAAAGTGCTGGGCGATGGTTCAGACGACAGCCCCGAGATGCAGATGGCCAAGCAGCAGATCGAGGCGATGGGCCAAGAACTGGATCAGCTCCAGCAGATGCTGCAAAACGTCGGCAAGTCGGTTGAGGTGCAGGACTTGGAGCGCAAGAACTTTGAAGCCGAGATCAAGGCGTATCAGGCCGAGACACAGCGACTGACTGCCATATCTGGCGCTATGAACCCCGAACAGGTGCAAGAAGTTGTCATGCAGACTTTGCGTGACGTGATGACCACAGGCGACTTGGTGATGCAGCAGCAGAGCCAGCAGCTGATGGGCGACATGGCCATGCCGCAGGAAATGCCGCCGCAAATGGGTGGAATGCCACAAGAAATGCAGCAAATGCCGCCTGAAATGGGTATGATCCTACCTGAATCGGCTGAAATGCCGCCAGAAATGATGAATATGCCGCCTCAGGAGCCAATTATGAACGCCGCAGACTTTGTAGGTACGCTGTTTTTGGGTCGTGATGTGGCTCATTCAGTGCATCTGAACACCCGCAGTTACGCCAAGCACAAGGCGTTGCAGAAGTTTTACGACGGTATTGTTGATCTAGCGGACAGTTTTGCTGAAGCTTATCAGGGCAAGTACGGCCTGATCGGCCCAATTACGTTGCAGTCTGCCAAAAAGCAGGGCAATATTTTGGAATTCCTGCAGGATCAGCTAGATGAAATACATGCTGCGCGCTACAAGGTCGTCGATAAGGAATGCACTGCAATCCACAATATCATCGACGAAATTGAAGGGCTGTACATGTCAACGCTCTATAAATTGAAGTTTCTTGCTTGAGGTAAAACATGGCAAATTACACCTATATCACGGCTTCGGCCAACATTAAACCGATGGCGGGTAAGCTGAAGGGTATTTTTGTCAGCGCAGCTTCTAGCACCCCGACCATTACTGTCTACGACTCAGCTGCAGCGACTACGACGGCCACAATTTTGGGGACGTTTACGCCGGCTGCTGCCACGTCATACCTGCTGCCGCTTGACGGCGCGTATGCTAGAAATGGCATTTATGTCGTAATCAGTGGTACAGTAAACGCAACAGTTATTTACGAGTAAATCAAAATACCGCACAGGTGCGGCACACCTGGGATTCTTTAGGAATCGACAATGTCTGACGAAGTACAAAATGATCTAGCGGCAGTGCCCGCGCCGGAACCGGAACCGACGGCAGTACCGGAACCCGAAGCAATTGCGCCGGAAACTGAAGAGCCAAAACCAGCTAAAGTCTTCACACAAGAAGAGCTCGATGCTGCGATTGGCAAGCGGCTTGCAAGAGAACAGCGTAAGTGGGAAAGAGAACAGGCACGTCGAGCGCAAGAAGCGCCTGCCGCACCTGCCGAACTCCCACCGGTCGAGAATTTCAATTCTGTCGATGAGTATGCCGATGCACTGGCTATACGCAAGGCAGAGGAATTGTTGGCCAAGCGTGAAGCTGATCGTGAACGCATGAGTATGCTTGAGGCGTATCAAGATCGTGAAGAGGACGCGCGGGCTAAGTATGAAGACTTCGAGCAAGTCGCATACAACCCTGCACTGCCAATCACGAACGCGATGGCTGAGACTATTCAGGCTTCTGAGATCGGCCCCGAACTCGCTTACTACTTGGGCTCACACCCGAATGAAGCTAGTCGGATTTCACGCCTATCGCCTATTCTGCAGGCCAAAGAGATCGGCAAATTGGAGGCCAAGATTGCTTCCGAACCGATTTTGAAGAAAACGACAAGCGCCCCACCACCGATAGCACCAATTAGTGGTCGTGGCACTGGCGCGCCGTCTTATGACACAACTGACCCACGTTCTATCAAGAACATGAGTACGTCAGAGTGGATTGAGGCAGAGCGCCAGCGTCAAATCAAGAAGTGGGAAGCTCAACGTAACCGCTAATTTTTTTAGGATAAATCATGGCAAACTCGATTCTTACCATCGACATGATTACCCGTAAGGCTCTCGAAATCCTCGAGAACAACCTGGTAATCACTCGTAACGTCAATCGTCAATACGACGATTCTTTCGCCGTTGAAGGCGCAAAAATTGGTTCCACACTGCGTATCCGTTTACCGGATCGCGCGCTGGTGACTGACGGTGCCGCCCTGCAAGTTCAGGACGACAACGAACAGTTCACCACACTGACTGTTGCTTCGCAGAAGCACATCGGTGTGAACTTCACCTCCGCCGAACTCACCATGCAGTTGGATGACTTCGCAGAGCGTGTTCTGAAGCCTCGTATTTCTCAGCTTGCATCGTCGATCGACGCTGACGTTGCTAACGCATACAAGGCTATCGGTAACTCCGTCGGCACCCCCGGCACCACGCCTTCGACTTCGCTCGTTCTGCTGCAAGCCCAGCAGAAGCTGAACGAAAACGCAGCTGTGATGTCGCCACGCTACGCAACTGTTAACCCAGCTGCCAACGCTGGTCTGGTTGAAGGCATGAAAGGTCTGTTTAACCCAACCGACACTATCA